GAATGATGTATATTACTTTTTCGTGCGAGGTCATAATTATTCTTGTGTTATCATATTAGTGCTGTACCATTCCCACGCTTCATCTAAGAATTGTGTTTCGGATATTTCAGGGGCTAATTCTCCACCAGTTAATTTTACGTTATTCTGAATTATTATGAGGTTGAACTTCTCATATTCATTGAATACGTATAATTTCTGAGGCTTGCTCTTTAATTCTCTGTTAAGAACTATCTGCTGTGTGCGCTCTCTAATTACCAATATCAGAGATAAGTAGAGAGGAGAGTAGATAAAGTGAAAACCATTAGGCAAATGCTCAGGCTCTGGCTGTAATGCCAATAAGAATTTAGGCATTTTTAGTTCAAAAAGTTTTTCGTTATCCATATATTTTGTATTTTTGCCCCTCATTTCTAAGGGTGTTAAATCGTTAGACTTGTTTTAATTTTACAAAGTAAAGCCCCTAATGTAATATTAGGGGCTTTTGCATCATCAATATAAGTATTCATAGATACGTTCTTTTATTGGCTCTTCAAAATCTTTCAAATCAAACTCATAATCTTCATCGTGAGTTATTTTACCGTTGAGAGCCTTAACAATAATACTGGCTAATTCATCACCAAAGTATGATTTATTAGCCCAGCCCTTAGATTTCCAAGTGCCGTAACCTGACCATTGCTTATCAACCTCTATAATTCGTGGGTCTAATGCTACGATTCGAGCAGCTAAATCATCTGCTATTGGCATTAATTCACTTACTGAATAATCGCCCTTTCTTTCTTCTAATTTGTTGAATAAATCTTTCATTGTTCTAAATGTTTTAAATGTTAATACTTGTTCTTGTTTTAATTTTACACTGCAAAGATACGGCAACTGTTTTAATTACGCAAGTATTTTACTTACTTTTTCAATTTTATTTTGTTTAAAATATAACAAATGTTTGTAAGTGCATTATTATTAGTTAGTTGCCAGATTATTTTTTTTGCACTAAAAAAGGCAAAAGGTTGTTGTACCCTTTGCCTTTGTGAGTTACTCGTTTTCGTTTATAGGCTGCTCTATCTCATACGTTATAGATAATCCTATTTCGGTAGCGATATAGTGCTCGATACGTGCGCCCTTGCTGTCTTGCCAGCCTTGTAGCATATAGATAGCCTTACATTGTAGCAGGTAGGCAATATCCTTAACGATATGCGCTTCCCAAGTGTCGTGCTCGGTAAGCCCGTTTTCTAAGGGGTTCACGGGTTCATAGCCTAATCTTTTCGTTGCTTTAGCTACAGCGGCAAAGCGTTTGCGGGTTTCGGTAAGGTCTGTACCGCTAATCTTTCCTGATATGTAGATTTTCATTCTTGTTCACTTTTATAGATTTCAATTAGTTTGTACACAAGTGCTTCTTGGGCTTGTTCGTAAGTATTATAGAGAAAAACATCCGTATCCTCGTCTAATATTTCGAATGAAAAACCTTTATTGTTCTTATCTCTATAACGATAGGATACAAGCCCTACAAGATTCTTTTTTCTAAACCATGCTAAGACATCTGTCCAAGTGGGGATAATTGCAATCTTGTCAAGTAAATTCTTGTCAAGTGTTTTGTATGTTAAATTTTTCATTTCACCGCAAAACACTATGTTATGACCTTTATTGCAGTCCTGAACAAGGAAGGGCTCAATTAATTGTGTGTAATCAATAGCAAATGTACAAGGCTCATCAAAACCTATTTCTTTAAGTTCTTGGGCTATATCCAAAGGTACAAGCCAATTGGGGTAATTCAATTTATTCATCTTTGTCATTTATTTTTTGTGATAAATATCCTAAAATAAGGATTAACATAGGTACACTGAATATTGCTAACCCTACTATTATATAATCCTGTAAAGTATCATTAGGATTGTATATTCCTTGTGAATTGCCTTTTTCTGTGTGCAACTTGTTATTATTGTTTCTTCTAATAAATGTAGGGCGAGGTATATACGTGCTATACATATAAGTTTTATTTGTATTTTTCATCTTTGATAAATTTACGATTAATAATTTTACCTTTTCTGTTTTTGATTTCGTTGTATGCGATGTTTATGCACTCCTCAAGGGTGGTGCCTTCTAAATGAGCAATGCCGTTGAGATAGTGTAGGATACTAAATACTCTAAGTCCGCTTGGTTCAGATATTTCTTTGCCTTCATTCCACACATAAAGGCTTATCAATCTACCTAAAGCGTTATGAGCGTTGATTACGTATGAGATGGTATAATAACCTGTTACGGATAGATCAACCGCTTGCTTAATATACTTTATAGCATCCAATTCTATAAAGTAACAATAGTTAATCATTGTTATCATTACATCGCCTATGGCGTCCTGAATAGCTGGTTTGTCGTTATCATAACACGCCTTGATAAGTTCGCCTACTTCCTCGTGGGTTTTCAGGAGTTCATCAAAGGGGGTTAGTTGCTCATAGATTTCTCTTTCTTTTGCCCATTCTTGGATAAGGGGCACGAGTTCTTGAATTGTTAAATTTTGTGTTATTTTATTCATTTTTAAAAAGTTCTTTGTATTTAGAAGTTGTTATCTCGGTACAATCAGAAGGAATGGGGACATCTGTCCAATCTTCATCAAAAAAAAAGCAAAAGTATTCGTTATTATTCTTACAAAAACCAATATGCTCGCTAAATCCTTCTTTCCAACCTATACAGGCATTGAGTTCTGCTTTGCTAATGGTTAAGGCTTGGTCAAAGTCGGCTTGTATGGCTTTACCTTGCTTGATGTTCAGTCGGGGCATATATTCACCATATCTGACTTCCTTCCATACTTTGGTGTCTACAGTAGTGCCTTGGGGAAATATTACTGATGATATTCCTCCTGCTGCTACCCAATCTTCTCCTCGCCACAAGGTGAAGCCGTATTTTTCGGCTAATGCTTTTTGGTTTTCAAAGCAAACATCTAATTTGTCGGCTATCTTTTGAAACTTTTTGCCAGTTTCACTGTTTTTTGGTGTAATAAAATACATATTCATTTTTTTAATCATTATTATAGTTTAACAATTCGGGGTTTTCATATTGGTTTCCAATAACTTTTGCACGTTGCAAACACGAACGCCAAGCCTCTTCGTGAAGATTGTAATACCCATTGATGTTGCCTACATTTTTGGCATCGATACGGCAGAATGCCATACATTCCTCTCGGTACACAATAAGGCTGTAACCTCCATAATCGTGGGCAAGAATATCGCCCTCATAGATTTCAGTGCCATTTTTGTCGTATTGTCCTGTAAATTGACTGATTGTTTCGGGACAACATTCAAAACAACTAAAGCCGTCTAAATTATCCTCATCAGTAGGAAATAAGTGAGTGAAATCCCAAGAAGGTATTCCATATAGCCACTCTTTACCTTTAAAGATGGATAATGCTCTAAATTTTATTGTTTTCATTTTCTTTGTGATTTTAATAGTTATAAAGTTTCTTTTTCAACATCTATTGTAATGTTATCCTCATCGAAATACTTAATGATGTATATCGTCTTTCCTTCACGGAGGATAACAGAGGAGGGTAGTTTGCTAATTTGGTTGCGAAAATAATCAAAGGTGTTGTATATGCCTTTTTTAAAAAATCTTACATCAGTTTTTGCCTCACTTAGTTCTTCTTCTAATTTTTTAACTTTTTCTTCTGCTTTTACAGTCATATTGCACAATCGCAATAGCTCTTTTTTTGCTGCTTGAGGGTTTCCGTCAATCCTTTCGCAGATTGAGGAGAAACTAATATCATAATCGTCTATTTCCATTGTATTGTTGTCTTTTGTTATATGATGTTTTAAAATGGTCGTCAGACAGTGTCGGACAAGACAAACTCGTCTAACGACTGAAAGAATTTACAATTCTATTAGGTGGGTGGACATTAGGGTAAGAGGACAATAATCGAATCCTATTAGATAAAAATTTCCACCCTCAGTATATCGCTTAAAACTGATATTTAAGGGCGTGCAACGATGGTACTCCTTATTTAGTTCTTTAGCTTTTTCAATGATATATAGTTTTACTTTCTCTACATCATTGGCAAGGTATAATTCGCTGTGCATTGCCATTAAAAATTCTTTAAAATGATTTTGTAACTTATTTTTCGTTTTGATTTTAGTACTTAGCGAAAAACAGTAATAATGGGTGATTTCTTTTTTCATTTGTTGGTATTTTTAGTGTTAATAATCTTCCCTAAGTATAGTACGAAGTATTTTTTGTTGGGTACTGCGCCCCATTCGGGGTTGCCAGTGCCAAAGCGTATAGCTTTTAATTCTATGGTGAGGCTTGGAGCATCATGTGCATAACCATTGCGAAATACAACAGTATCGTACTCTTTTCCAATAAGGCGAAGGTTGTAATACGGCTTGATATCGCGATATTCTTCGGTTTTCTCGCCTGATAGTATCATATCAAACCATTGCTTTTTGATCGTGAGGTGTAGGGTGTTCATTTTAATAATAATCGTTTTTCAATTTCTTCTTTTTTGCGATTAAAATCCTTGCGAATGGTATCGTAAGGCAAATCATTTTCTTCGATATTGTAGGACCTTAATATGTTAATGATAGTAAACTTATAAGGTATACTATAATAATAGTGGTTCATTACTGCGGTACGAAATAGTTCTCTGCGAAAATGACTATCTACGAACTTCACTATTAGTGCGTTTTGTTGTGGCAAGATTATCGCCCCACGCTTCTCGTAATTACTTGTATTAATAGTAAGTTGATAGGTTTGCGACAATTCTTTTTTAGCGCGGTACTGGTACTCCGATAGGTTGCTTTTGCGCTGCAGTACGTTGAGGATATAGATACCTATTTCGTCATTGGCTTTTGGAGCATACGGCTCACCATAGAGCGTACGCATATACTTAATAAGGTAATTGGGTAGTTTTAAGGTGATGTTAAGCATTTCTTTCATTGTTTTATGGTTATCATTTCATCGTTATAATAGTACTCAATAGCGGTATTCTTCTCTACAAATTTTTCTAACTCATTGATGTCTTTAGGATATACCGTATATAGGTAGGGGACAAAGTCTTTCAATTTTGTAACCCCGCTAATAGAGCATAAACCCACTAAATGCTGGTGCCAATAGAGGGCAGCTATATAGGCATTACTTTTCTTAAAATGCGTAATGATAGGCTCAATACATAGCAGCGACTTACTGATGAAGTACTCTTTTTTCTTTTTTCTACCCTCATCATTCGTTACTCGTAATTCTTCATTCATTAAGAATTTTCCCCAACTATCATTGGCATAAGTAATAGTAGGGTTGATACAGTGATATAACGGAAAGTCGCTTTTCTGCTCAGGGAATATATCGTATAAAAATTTAAGATATTCCAACAAGTCAAGCGGAGTTCCCGCAGGTAATAGTCCGCCGACTAAAGAGCCTTCACGATAGAGCCCACTCACCACACAATTAGTCTTGTGGAGATAGGAAGACTCTACCTTTATATTCGTCAGCATTTTAAAGAAGTATTCCATTTGTTTATGGTTTAAGGGTTATGTATTATATGTAGTATAGATTTTACCTATAACTAAAAAAGGGATTTTCTCCATTTTTTTTGAAAAAAAGTAACTTTTTTCCAAAAAGGGGCATTTTTTTTTCCTACATTTCCGACAAATCCTACAAAGAGTATAAAACACTATTTTTCAGCTTATTGTACTTTGTAATAATCATCCCTTTTAAGAAATCTTGTAGGATTTTGTAGGAAAACAATAAAACTTTCCGACACTTTCCGACATTTCCGACACGCTTTCCGACACAATTTTACTACTTAATAATTTGATTTTTAAATAAATAAGTCTTTGTCGGAAATGTCGGAAAAAAAAACAGTGGTTTTTAGTAAAAAATTGCGCTTTGTAAAAAAATAAAATCAATATGGCAAATCATCTTCATCTACTATTGCATCTGGAATGTTACTATTATTATAGGTAGTCTTAGGTTTTCGTATACGTTGTAATTCTATTTCTGCCATTAGTTCTTCTTTTATATTTACCTTATTTAAGTCGATAAGAAAGGCACTGGTATTACAATTAATTTCCATATTGATACGAATACTCTTCACCTCATCTTTATAGGCTTCACATTCTTTTATAAGTTTT